AATGTTCATATGCTTAATTTTATACGTGTCTATCTAAAAATGCAAATAGCAGTTGATTAGGTTTAGTCAACCTTTTTGCCATCTCCCTTTGCATTTCTTCCTTCTCCAACTTTATCTGAAGAAGCGGCAGATCTTTCGGAATCTCTAGCCCTAGTTTTGCCAGCGGTTGCCTTTTGGTCAGCCGCCTGCTGTGGCTTTAATTCAACCATTTCGTCTCCGCCTTCAACGGGAATCATACCCTTTTTAATTCTAACCTCATTAGGAGTAATTACCTGCATACGCAAATATCTTTCGTCTATCTGAGATTGGGTATCTTCGTCTGTTAGAGTTAGCTCTTCGAATTTAATTTTAAGAGCATCTGTCTTTTCTTCAATAATTGAATTTACTCTTTTTTCTAGTCTCATTTGAGCTGGGCGACAAACCTGCTCTTTAAATGTTTTGTCTGCGTCTCTAGCATTTGCTAATGACACTCCTTCTGGAACTCCAATTTTATTAATTGGAACTCTGTGAGCCAAAAGGATCTCGTCTCTGTTCGACTGTCTATAAATATTAAATGACGATTCTTGTGCACCAGCTTCAACTGGCTCCATTTTAAATTCTACTTTATTGTCTGGAGTGTCTGCTGGAAGTGGGATATAAAGTGATCTATGGTTCTTACCCTTTAGCCCAACCTGGAAAAATTCTAACAACTTTCGTTCTGACTCTGGTGAAAGTTTTGCTCCCTTTACTGTGATAATATATCTTGGGACAGCCTTATTTTCAAAGTAGTCAAGATTATATCTACCAGCAAATTCATTTCCAGCAAGTGCCATCTGTGCTGCCACGATGTCTGGAATTCCATAATAGTTGTTCATTGGAGTATACTTCTTTAAATGAATAATTTCATTTGGTCTATCTTCTACATCTCCGATTGGATTAGGAGTTTCTAGATCTCCAAAGTTTCTAAAGAAAACAGCCTTGCCATATAGCAGCTGCATGAATCCGTCACGCAGTCTTCTAACTCTCATTGTCTTAGATGGGATATGTCCGATATATCCAATATCTCCGCCTGTAGTTCTACCAATTTCAATATAGCCATTTCCTGTGGCTTCTAGATCTGTGTAAACTTTAATTAAAGTTTCAGTAAAAGTATCTTCATCATTTGTAGAGTCAAGCCAGTCTTGTAAATCTTGCTTTAACTTGTTTAATTTTCTACGTGCTCTTTCCAACTGCTTGTCGTCTGTTATTGCATCTATAGCATCGTTAGTTTTTCTTGTTTCCATAAACTGATATCCAAGACCAACGATGTTAGCAACCTTTGCGTTAATAGCAGCATAGTTATATGTTGAAACTTCGTATATCTGCGACAAGTATTCTAAGTTATATATTGGCTGAACAAGATCAAACATGGCATATCCTGTGACTGCCTGCTGAAGAAGATTCTGTTGTGTTGCAGCTCCATCTTTACCAGTAAATGATTTTGCAAAGTCTCTATTTACTTTTCTTTTAAAGTTAGTTCCCAAGCCTCTTACTTTTTTAAGGTCTTCAATGCCTATGGCAAAAGGGTCTACGTGTTCTTTTTCTTTTTTAAATGAAAATAAGTCTGAGCTATTTTTGACAGATACTTCGTAAGTATCGTCTGGTCCATCTTCTAGAAACTGTGTCATTTAACAGCTCCCCCTCTTAATACTGAGTCTTTGTATTCACCAATATCCATAGGGTCTGGTGTAAGACCCCACTTAAGTCTTTGGTTTTGATATTCAAATTCTTCATCATCAATCTTGCGTCTTCCAGACAAAAACTTAGGCTGTCCTTCATAAATACCATAATGTCTTACTGCGTCTGCAAGTGCCGCCATTCTAGAGCGGTTTCCTTTTTTGGATGTTATAGAAAGGAAGTTACCATCATCGTCACCGATCCATCGGCCATCAGGCATTTCCCACACGTATATACCCAATGTGGTTTCTTCGATGATTTGACTTTTTTGATTTAAGATGTCCATATGTTAAATAGTTTACCATTATTCCTGATAAAAGTCCAGCTTGTGTACGCTAGATTGACAATATTTATTAAATTTTGTAACTTACTCGTCAAAAGATCTTACGAAGTAGGAAGTATCGTCAACCCCAGAGACACTTTCTTGAACTGTAATGCCTGGGTCTGTTAGCTTATAGGAGTTATCTGAGCAATAAAGCTTGTAATTCTTTATAGCTTCCGCTTCAGTAAATGCATTTTCATAGAAAGCGATATTGCTATAAGTGTTTGAGCCTCCATATGTTAGCCCATCCTGGCTTTGGTTAAATTTAATATTTGAAGCTGATGATGGCAAGATCAGTATCACATGGTGAGACACATTATCTAACAAAAATGAAGATACATTTGTCTGATTTGTTACATTTACTCCATTTACGTATATTGAGGTAATACCACCTTTTGTTATATTTCCGTTAGAGGCCCACTTTATTTCTGCAGAGTCTGATGAAAACAATACGTTAGCACCTTCTCTGGGTGTAAAAAACATCTCTATTGTTCTTGGCTCAATTGATAGATCTACAGAAAACCCATGACCGTTATGCATAGAGAGACCGTTGTATTGATTTTGAATTCTTACTGGGTAATTGTAATATCCTAAAGAGTAATCATAGTCTGAATATATTCTAGATCCAGAGTTATCAGAGTAACAATCTTTATTTGAATACATGTCTATATCTATTCCGTCAAAATATGGCAAGTCAAAGGAGGAGTCATCTGTAGTCATTGTTACCCTTATGTCAAACATTGGGCTGTTGAGATTTTCATTTTTGTTATAGTATGGAAGTGGAGAATTATTTTTGCATACCGCCCATTCTTCTCCTGGCACCGAAATCTCTACTACAATGTTTTCAACATCTTGGCCATAGGATATTCTAGAAGAAACAATGCTGTCTGGGTTTGACACATATATTCTATCCTCAAATACAAATGACTTTTCTTCTGGCAAATCTGTTTTTGCAAATTCTATTCTGTTGTACTCTGGATTGTAATATGCGTCGCCAGCGACCATTTGATCTAAAGACTTTATTCCAGGATATCTATAGGATACGTCTGGCCTTATTGATAAAGAATTTAATGAAAATAGTATTCCTTCTTTAGAATAAACAATTTGGGAATATTTTGTTTCTTTGTATCCTGCAATATAATGCTTTAATATTTTAAAGTCTTCTATTTCATAATTATATATTGCTGCAGAATCTACTATAAATTTTTTACCTGAATTTGCTGGGCCAAGTGCAATTCTCATAGAGCTATTTTGAAACTTAAATCCAGACGTAATAAACTTCTCATCTACTAAAAATCCATTTACATATAGAGAAATTTTGTCTTTTGAAAATATACCAACTACATGCATAGCCTTATTTTTAGTTATTTTATGATGCAGATAATTATCAGAGCTGCATTTAAATATTATGTTTTCGTTTTTATAGAATATGCCAATTTGATTTTCAGCATCCCCCATAACTAGATATTCTTGTAAGTCTGAATAGTCTGGGCTAAACCATATCTCAAATGCAAATGGGCTATCTGGGCTTTTATTTGTTCCTATGCCAAGAGCCTTTAGCTCTACCTGAGATATATCATTTATCTCAGTTCCTCTTACTCCTGCGCCAATAATTGGAAGAACCTCCATATTAGAAGTTTCTATTGCATATCCCTCCATAGAATTTCCAGAATAATCTATTATTGGAAGTCCGCTAACTGCTGCGTATGAGATTCCGTTATCTTTTAGGTCTTGGTATGTTGCATAAAGTGTGCGTAAATTATTGTAAGTTCCAGCTTCTCCAGAGCGAACTTCATCTAGTAAAAAAAATGAAAGTGGATGATCTTGCAAGACAGTATATTTATATGACATGTCTTACTGCTCTTCTAGTGCTTTAACTCTCGCTGTAAGCTCTTGTACTGCCTTAATAAGTGGTGATATAAATTCTTCATATCTTAATGCTTGCTCAGAGTCTGGATTTTCTTTATCTAAAAGAACCCATCCACCAAAATCAACTTGAGCTTCATCAAGTACTTCTTTTACTTCTTGTGCTATTAAGCCATAATGAGTTCTTGATCCAGGAATAGAAACAGGGTCTCCGTCAACTATTTCTTTCCCGCCTTCTATAAATTTATAGCTTACTGGATTTAGACTATTAATAAAATCAAGTCCTAGTGCTGATTGAGAAATCTCTGTTTTTAATCTTTGGTCCGATGTATTGATTGTTCCAGTATTTGAATATATTGTTTTCCAAAATCTGTTTCCAACAATATCGTAGTCTGGATCGGCAGGAGTAAGTGCTCTAGGTGGCTGGCCTAAAGAATACAAGTTGTTAAATATTGGATACCAGTTTTCTTGAACTCCATAATTATTTCCAGAAGATTGAACTGGTGCATTTAAGCTAATTGTTGTTGCTATTGGATTTAAAGTAGCACTAGATCCAGGAATTCCTTGTGGCCCAGCTGGTCCCGTTGCTCCAGTTGCACCTCTTGGAATTGTAAATGCAAATACTGCATTTGTTGCTGTTCCAGTATTTGTTACGGATGCGTTTGTTCCAGCTGCACTAGTTGTTGTTGTTCCAACTGCTAGCGTGGTTGGTCCAGGTATTCCTTGTGGACCTTGTGGGCCTTCTGGGCCTTGTGGTAAAACTAAATTTAATATTTGTTCTGGAGATGTACCAGTTATGGTAGCACTTGCAGACCCGCCTTCAACAACAGTGCCAATTGATAAAACGTTTGATGGACCAGGGCCACCAATAATTCCATCAATTCCTCTTGGAAGCTGAAGGTTCAATATTGCTGCTGAGTCAGTACCAACATTTGTCACAATTGGTGTTGCATCTGCTGGAAGGGATGTCACGGTGCCTATCGATAAGGTGCCTGAAGGGCCCTGTGGGCCTGGATGAGCAGCAATGTATGCAGCTATGTCCTCACCAAGGTTGCCGAGGTCTCTAGGGACGTCTGGGGTGTCTGTATAGTCTGGGAAGCGCCAGTTGTTTATACCTGTACTAGTCATTTTTTTATTATACCACCAATTTACTTAGTATATACGTGTGCTGGGCTCATGTATCTTGTGCCAGAAATAATTGGCTTTACTTCATGGATATATGGCTCTTGAGAAGGGAACATAATTAGACTTCCAGCTTTTGGCTTAATAGTAATGTTATGGTTTGGGAAGCTAATTTCTCCACCCTCATAATCATCGTTTACATATGCCACTAAAGAAAATGCAAGGTCTTTATTGCCATCTTGCCCATCAAAATGAGGGCCCATTGATTGTCCTTCATTCCATGCCTTAATTGTAACGCTATCTAAATTTAAATTATAATTGTTCTTATCTAAATTGCGTGATGCTAAATATCTATCTGTGCACATCTGAAAAGCCATTAAAAAGCTGTTTGCAATGTACAAAGTTTTCTTATCTACAATGTCTGATCCAGTAGATGTTCTAAGGTTTGCCTTGTTTATTGTCTTTGTTTTACCATAAATTAAATTGGCATCATTGCTTGCTGTCCAGTTTTCCCACTTTGATATTCTTGAGTATGACTCTGGATACTCATCTATTTGATCAATAAACCCTTTGAGATGTTCTGGAAAACTTAATGCATTGTCCCAGTACCAAATATCTGGAGCAAGAACTTGCAGGTCAAACATTGTAAATTGCTTAAACTGAACTTCGTTCTTCATATTACTTTTCCACTTCAGATGCTGGATATGGAATTCCTTGAGGAGTTATTCTTAGGCCCTTATTTCTGTAATCTTCCCACTCAACAGCTTCATCTGCCTGCATTGCTCTTACTTGCTTAAGCTCTTCTGCCCATGCATCTCTAACTTCTTGAGGGTAGTCACTTTCTTCTCTATCATCCCAAAATGATCCTAGAGTGTATCTGATTGACTTCTTAACTGTGGTAACCTCATGCATATTATGGAAGCCACCAGCAAATGTAACTAGTGTGCCAGTTTTTGGAACAATGGTAAGCCCGTGCTTAAAGTTTAATACTCCTTCTTCAAAGTCATCATTTAAATAAAGAAAGGTTGCGTATCTACTTCTTGTGAATGCCCCAGAAACTCCATCGTTAGATGTATTGTCAGAATGCATGTTTGCAAATGCTCCTGGTGCCCATCTTTGAGA